ACTGAACCCCTTCCATCTGTTCCGCCCCCCATTTGCCGCCTAGGATAGGCGGCACGTGGGGGCGGTCTTTTTCGCCTCCTGAACACCAAAGGAGGCCCCTCCGTGAACAAGATCAAGTCTCTTGCCGATTGGTTGCGCCGCAAGTCGCCGCGCATGACCCTGCCCAGCATCCTGGCAACGGTGCTCATCCTCGCCGTGGTGGCCATCGCCCCGCACCAGGCCCCGGTGCTCATCTACAAGCTTGGTGACGTGGCCGGGGGCGGCGTCCTCGGCTACCTGCTCGACGTGGCCGCGTTCCCCTACGCCAAGCCCTCCGGCTATCTGCGCGTTGACTGGCGCGACGTGGACAACTTCGAGGATGACCGCGTGGACTTCGGCTTTGCCCTCGGCGGCGAGCTGCCATTCCTCATTGCCTGCGCGCGCCGCGCGGCCATCATGTGCGCTTGTATGCTGGCCGTAGCCTTGGCGCTGTAGGGGGCGGACATGCGCAATCGCTCTTGGCGTCTCACTCTGGCCGCCCGCATTCGGCGCATTCCAGACAAGCGGCTGGCCCGTTTGGGGGCCGCTGTTGGTTCCGTTCTTGACTACGCCACCAAGCTGGCCACCTGTATCACCCTCGGCTTTTTCTTGGGCATCGGTCTGCTCTGCGCCGTATCGGTTTGGCTGTGGGTCTTTGCGACACCGGCCCACGCTGAATCCATTCCGGCCGCCGCCCAGCAATACCGCTCGGTGGTCATCCGGGCTGCGCGCGTGGAGGCCGGGCTCAATGCCCCGGTGGCCGTGTTTGCGGCGCAGCTGGAGCAAGAGAGCGGCTGGAACCCGGAGGCCCGGTCTGTGGTGGGCGCATCTGGCCTGGGGCAATTCATGCCCGGCACGGCCCGCGATTTGGGCCGCACCAGGCCGGACCTCGGCCCGGCCGAGCCCACCAACCCCGGCTGGGCCATCCGCGCCTTGGTGGCCTACGACCTGGCCAACCTGCGCCGCGTGCGCGCCGCCACCCCCTGCGACGCCTGGGCCATGGCTCTGTCCGCCTATAACGGCGGCCTCGGCTGGGTGTGGCGCGACCAGGAGCTTGCCAAGCGCCTGGGGCTGGACCCCGCCCGCTGGTGGAACAGCGTGGAGACCGTCAACGCCGGGCGCAGCCTGGCCGCAATCAGCGAGAACCGAAAGTACCCCTACGGAATCCTGTTCCGGCGTCAACCCAAGTACCGGGTGTGGGGGCCGGGTATCCTTTGCGAGGTGCCCCAATGAGCAATCTGCCCATAGAGCTGGAGTGCGCCAAGGCCCAAAAGCAGCGGGACCACTATGCCCAGGCATACGGCGCAGAGGTGGCCAAGTCCTCAACTCTCACGGCTGAGCGTGAAGCGATGGTCCGCTGGATTCGCAGAGCGCATGATGCCTGTGCTGATCCGAGCAGGCCCCGTCAGTCTGTTGGCGAGATGCTCCACGCATGGCTTGAGAAGTTTTGCCCAGCAGTCATTGAGGCCCAGTCTTCCGGCTCCTGGATGTGCAGCTGTGGTCTTACCTCTGCATCTCCGAAATGCCCGCACTGTGGGAAGCCAAAACCAACGGAGGCCGCCCGATGATCCCTATCGACCTCACGAAACCCGCCACCAAGCTGGCCCTGGGCCTTGGCGCGGCGCTTCTCGTGCTCCTGCTCTGCCTGGCCAGCGTCTGGGGCGGCTACCGCCACGGCTACGCCACGGCAACGGACAAAGGCGACAAGGCCCTTGCCGAGTTGCGCAAGGCGCAGGCGGACGCCTGGGCCGAAAGCAAGGCCAAGGCGCTGGACCGCTACGTGCTGGCCACCCAACGCGCGGACCAGCTGGCCACGGAACACCAGGCCGCCCAGCTGCGCCTGGCCGATACCCGAACCCTCATTTTGAAGGAGATACCCCATGCGACGGCTGGCCTTGCTGCTTGCTCTTTCGGCCCTGATTTCCTGCGCACGTACAACCGAGCCCTCGGTCTCGGTGCCGGTGGAGTGCCAGCGCCCGCCGGTTCCGGCAGCCTTGCGGCAGACAACGCCACCGCCCGCGCCGCTGACGCCGGGGGTACACGGCGGCGCATCCGTAGAGGCAAGCCCGGAGGACCTGCTCACCCACGCGGCCGACTATGGGCAAATGGTGCCAGGACACGGTCGACCAACGCGACAAACTGCTCAAACTGCTGACCGAGGAGGCCCGGTAATGGATTGGTGGAGCATGGCTTTCAACGCGGCCTCCCTGCTGCTGCTCGTCTTCCAAGGCCTGTTGGCCTGGGCGCTGTGGAGTCTGCGTAAACAGTTCGTTTCCGGCACCCACTGCGAGAAGCAATGCAAGGCCGCAGCTGAAAAGCACACCAAGCTTGAGCAAGAGCAAGCCAAGCTGAAGCAAGAGCAGGCGCGGCTTGAACAGGCGCAACAGGCCCTGCCCGATGCCGCCGAGGTGCAGGCAATGGCCGTACAGCTGGCGGAGATCGAGGGCAGCATCAAGGCCGTCATGGCCACGGTGCAGGGCCAGGCCGAGTTGATGCAGCGCATCGAGCGGCCGCTTAACCTGTTGCTGGAGCACCATGTGCGGGGTGACAAATGAACTTTGCCAAACTTTTGTCCGAGGACCGACGCCTGGTCATCCTGCGCCTGCTCGCCTGCGCGCCGGAATACAGCTTGAACGCCTTTGTGCTGCGGCCCGGCCTGGAGGCCGTGGGCCACGCCATGAGCGCGGACCAGTTGGCCACGGAACTGGCCTGGCTGTCCGAACAGGCCTTGGTGAACCTGGACGCCGTGGCGGACATGACCGTGGCGCACCTCACCCCGCGCGGGGCGGACGTGGCCACCGGCCGCACGGTGACGCCGGGCGTTAAACGGCCCGAGCCGGGCGTTAGCGACATGATGAACCTGGGGCTGAACCTGATACGCGGCAAAATGGGAGCGTAGACCATGGCCCACAAGGACGAGAAGCGCCAGGCCTTGCGCCAGGCGTATGTGTTCGACCGCCTGCCGCTGGAGACTGCGGCGGACAAGGTGGACGTGCCGCACAGCACGGCGGCGCGCTGGAAGCGCCAGGCGCGGGCCACGGGCGAGGATTGGGACAAGCTGCGCGCGGCCAACCTGCTGGCGGGCGAGGGCATGGAGAACGTGGCCCGGCAGATGCTGGCGGACTACGTGGTGCAGCACAAGGCCCTCATGGACCTCATCAACGGCGACGCCGCCCTGGGCGCGGCCGTCAAGGTGGATATGCTGGCCAGCCTGGCGGACAGCTTCAACAAAACCGTGGCGGCCAGCCGCAAGGTGCTGCCGGAGACGAACAAGCTGGCCACGGCGCTTTCCGTCATCAACCGCCTGTCCGATTTCATCCGCGCGAACTTCCCCCAGCACGCCGCCGCCTTCGTGGAGATTCTGGAGCCCTTCGGCGACGAACTGTCCAAGGATTAGGAGCACACCATGGCCAAGACAAACGCCCGGTTCGGCCAAAAGAACTTTTTGGAGGAGCTGGCCAAGCTGGCTACCTCCCTGCGCCAGCAGATAGAGGCCGAGTGCTCCGGCTTCGCGCCGGACCCCAAGGCGTCGAAAGAACGCAAAGAGCAGGCGCAGAACGACTTCGCGTTCTTCCGCCGCACTTACTTCCCGCACTACACCAAGTACGGCGATAGCGTTCTGCACACCTGGCTGGACGAGAACCTGCCCCGCCTGGTGGACCTGCCCGCAGGCCAGCGCCTGGGCGTGGCCGCCCCGCGCGGCGAGGCCAAGTCCACGGTGGTGGGCCTGCAATTCACCATCTGGTGCGCCGTAACCGGCCGCAAGCGGTACATGCTGGAGATCGCCGACGCCTTCGAGCAGGCCGCCGCCCAATTGGAGGCCGTCAAGGCCGAGCTGGAGGCAAACCCGCGCCTGGCGCTGGACTTCCCCGACCACACCGGCCAGGGCCGCGTGTGGAACGCGGGCGTCATCATCACCAAGGGCCAGGTGAAGATACAGGCCTTTGGCGCGAACAAGCGCATGCGCGGCCTGCGTCACGGCCCGCACCGCCCGGACCTGGTCATTTGCGACGACCTGGAGAACGACGAGAACGTGAAGAGCCCGGAACAGCGCGACAAGCTGGAGAAGTGGCTGCGCCGCACCGTGCTTTCCCTGGGCGAAGCCGGCGACACCATGGACGTGTTCGTCATCGGCACCATTCTGCACCACGACTCCGTGCTTTCGCGCCTGCTGAAGGCCCCCCTGTGGCGGCACAAGAGCTTCCGGGCCATCCTCAACTGGCCGGACCGCATGGACCTGTGGGACGCCTGGGAAGAAACGCTTTTGAACAGCGGCGAGGAAGCCGCCCTGGCGTATTACGGCGAGCACCTGGCGGACATGGAACTCGGCGCCACCGTTTCCTGGCCATCCGCCCGGCCGCTGTACAGCCTTATGACCAAGCGCGCCCGCGACGGCCACGACGCCTTTGACAGCGAGCAGCAGAACGCCCCCGGCAGCGGCGACGATGCCCCGTTCAAGGTCATCACCTTTTGGGTGGACGTGCGGCACGATTGGACGTTCTTCGGCGCGGTGGACCCGAGCCTCGGCAAGCTTGGCAAGAGCCGCGACCCCTCGGCCATTCTGGTGGGCGGCTGGTGCCGCGACACCATGACCCTGGACGTGGTGGAGGCCAGCATACGCAAGCGCCTGCCCGACCGCATCATAGAGGACGTGCTGGCCATGCACGCGCAATACCGCTGCATGCTGTGGGCCGTGGAGGCCGTGCAGTTTCAGGAGTTCCTGCGCACGGAGCTGATACGCCGCGCCATGGTGCGGGGCATGGTCATACCCGCCCAGGCCGTCACGCCCATTGCGGACAAGGCCCTGCGCATCGAAAGCTTGCAGCCCTACTTCGCGCAAGGCCGCATCCGCCTGCACCCCTCGCAGCTCACGCTCATTGAGCAGTTCCGCAACTTCCCCTTGGCCGACCATGACGACGGCCCGGACGCAACGCACATGCTGTGGGAGATCGCCGTGGGCGGCTTTGTGACCATGGCCTTCGACCCCGTGCCCAAGCACGGCGGCATCAACACGCGC